CGCGACGGCCGGTGCGCCGACGGACGAGCTCATCGCGGCTGTCGGTGCGATCGCCGGCGGTGGCTACCAGGCCACGGGTGCGGCGCTCGACCAGGGCTTCGCGTTCGGGCTCGCCACGGAGACCTACGACGACGGCCGTGAGCGGAACCCGGGCCTCGGCTTCGGGAACTCGGTCACGAACTGGAAGGGCCTGTCGGTCGCTTCCTCGTCCACGGTGTCGGGCCGCCCCGAGGCTGCGGACACGAACCTGCGCGCCCTCGTGGGTGACTTCACGCAGGTCAAGTGGGGCTTCCAGCGCCGCATCCCGGTCGAGCTGATCGAGTACGGCGACCCGGACGGCAACGGGGACCTCAAGGGCCAGAACGAGATCGCGTACCGCGCCGAGGGTGTCATCTACGTCGCGATCTTCGACCTCGACGCGTTCGCTGCCGTGGACGCGCCTGCTGGCGCGTGATGGCGCGCTACCGCACGCCCGCTGGTGTCGTCATCGAGATGAAGGACGACGCCGCGCGGGCGGTCGGCTACGAGCCGGCCGAGACAGAGCGGAAGCCTCGCGCCCGTCGCAAGAGGGCCGTCGAGAAGGTCGTCGAGACGTCGTCTGACGTGGACGAGTGAGAGGAGGGGCCGCCATGGGTGCTCCCTACGCGACAGCGCAGGATCTGGCCGACCGGTGGCGGCCCCTCTCTCCGTCGGAGCAGGAGCGTGCGTCTGTGCTCCTGGGGGATGCGGCGACCCGCATCCGGGCGGCTGTGTCGGACGTGGATGCTCGCGTCAACACGGGCGCGCTGGACGCCGGCATTCCGCTTCTGGTGTCGGTGGAGATGGTGCGCCGGGCGATGCTGGCCCCGGTGGATCAGGCGCCCGCGGGTCAGGTGCAGCAGACAGCGGGCCCGTTCTCGCAGTCGGTGTCGTACACGAACCCGACGGGTGACTTGTACCTGACGAAGGCTGAGCGGCAGATGCTCGGCGGTGGCGGGCAGCGTGCGTTCACGGTGCCGATGGGTGGTCCGAGTCGGGCTGTGCATCGGCCGTGGTGCAACCTCGCGTTCGGTGCGTCGTGGTGCTCGTGTGGCGCGGACATCGCCGGCGTCCCGATCTACGAGTGAGGGACCGATGAGCTTCCCGACTCCGTACACGGTGACTCGCGCCACCCACTCCCCTGGTGCTCTGGACGCTCACGGCAACCCCGTGGACGCCTGGTCTGATCCGGTGGCGCTGCGGGTGCATGGCTGGGCTCCTCCGTCTGCGGACACGGAGCCGGGCGACGACAACCGGAACTCGATCATCCGGGACCTAGACCTGTACGCGCCTGCTGGCACCACTTCGGGCCCGCGTGACCTGTGGGTCATCGACGGGACGCCGTACACGCAGGTGGGTCATGGCGAGGACTACACGAAGGGCCCGTGGCAGTGGGCTGCGGGCGTGCGGGTGAACCTCAAGCGCGTGGAGGGCTGACGCGTGGCCAAGCCTCGCAAGGCTCGCGTCAAGGTGGTCTGGAAGCGCGGAGCCTTCCGCGAGATCCGTACTCTGCCCGAGGTTATGGACGCCCTCGGTGGCACCGCCGCTGAGTGGGCAACCAAGGCTGGTGCGGGGTACGCGGCGACCGGAGCGCGCGTGACTGGTGGCCGCGGTCGCGGTCGCGCGACCGTCTACACGGCCACGACGGACGCGATGCGCCGCGAGGCCCGAGATCACAACCTTCTGCGCGTCCTTGGTGGCGCTGGCGGCCTGGTCCAGTACACGTCCAGGGCCGGCAAGACGTCATGGATCACCAGGGCGCAGTACGACAACTACACGCGCCGGCGGGGGTGAGCCGTGGCCTTCGAGGACCCTGAGGCGGTCGTCGTCTCGTACCTGAATGGCCGCCTGGTCGCGGCTGGCGATGCAGCCCGGGCGTCGACTCGGGTGCCGAACCCGCGACCCCCTCGCTTCGTGCGGGCGATCCTCACGGGCGTGGTTCGCCGGTCGGTGTCGCGCCGTGACGCGCAGGTAACGCTCGAGTGCTGGGCGGCTAGCGCGCCGGATGCAGCCGCCCTGGCTGACGACGTCGCGGACTGGCTTGAGGCGCTGGATGTCGGCGCCTCGCATGTGCCACAGGGTCCCGACGGCTGGGTCGGCGGCCCGTACTCGCAGCCTGACCCGGACAGCGGATCCCCGCGCTACGTCATGACCGTGATCGTCCGACAGCGAGAGGTGTGACCCATGCCGCGACTCAAGCACCCCACCATCCCGAACCTCGAGCGGGAGGTTACCGCGGATCAGGTGGAGGACTGGAAGGACTCGGGCTGGCTCGACATCCGAGCCAAGGGCCCCGAGTCCACCCCCAAGACCCCCGCCGGCGACGACGGGTAGCAGGTAGCACGACACCCCTTGAGGCGGCGCACCGCAAGGGAGGGTCACTGTGACCACCACTAGTCGAAACGTCGTCGCCGGACGCCCGAAGCCGAACGGTGCCATCTTCCGCGCACCGCTCGCGACGGCGCTGCCGACGTCTGAGTCCACCGCGCTCGGCGCGGGCTTCATCAGCCAGGGATACGCCCATGAGGACGGCCTTGAGCGGTCGATCTCGAAGGCGTACGAGACGATCCGCGCGTGGGGCGGTGACGAGGTCAAGCGGTCCCGCACCGAGCTGACCGTCGAGCTGACGTTCACGCTCATCGAGGCCGCGAACGGCGAGGTCGCGAAGACGATCTGGGGCGAGGACGCGGTGACGGTCACGCCGGCCACATCCTCTGCTGGCACCAAGATCGCGGTCGCATACCAGGGTGAGGACCCCGACGACAGCGTGTGGGTCTTCGACCTCAAGGACGGCAACCACGTGCGTCGGATCGTGGCCCCGGTCGCGCAGGTCGTCACGGAGGACTTCACGCAGACGTTCTCCGACTCGGACGTCATCGCCTACCCGGTGACTCTGTCGCTGCGTGCGGACGAGGCCGGGAACTACTTCTACGAGTACAGCGACGACGGCGTCACGACTGCCTGACGTCGCACCAAGACCCCCGCGGGGGCGGAGTTCGCGCGCCGCCTCGCCGCCCCCGCGGGTCACATCAAGAGGCGAGCGCGAGAGGCGGCACTCTCATGGCAGCACCCAAGGTTCCCCAGGATCGTCGACCCAAGGCGAGCGATGCACTGGTCGCCAAGGTCGCCGGTCAGGACTGGATGATCGACAAGGACGCACTCGACGACTTCGAGCTGCTGGACGACCTGGGTGAGATCGAAGCGGGCAACGCCTCGCGCCTTCCCCGCGTCCTGCGTCGCCTCCTGGGCGCGGAGCAGTACAAGACAGCTCTCGACTCGCTGCGTGGTGACGACGGCAAGGTGCGCGTCGAGGCTGGCGCGGAGTTCGTGCGGGAGATCTTCGAGGCGCTGCCTCAGGGAAACTGACGCGGCTCCTGGTGCTCCTGCGGGAGCATCAGGGGCCCCTCCGCGCAGACCTGCGCCGCGAGTACGGGGTCGACCTGGATGCAGCGCTGGGCAGCCGCACGATCCGCCCGACGGTCCTGCTGGACCTGATCGACGGCCTCTCGCCTCAGGCGGCCGTGTGGCGGTCGATCGACCCCGACATGGTGTGGACGCTCGACGCGATGCTCCTGGCGGCCCTGGTCGATGAGATCCGGGTACTCCGGTGGGAGTTCGAGCGGGTCAACTTCAAGGGCAAGGCCCTGAAGCCGGAGCCTGTCCCCCGCCCGGGCGTGAAGCCACCTGTCGAGAAGAGCGTCATCGGTGCGGGCGAGGGCTTCGAGACGATCGCCGACTTCGATGCGTGGTACGCCGGGGTGCGAGCGTCCCAGCAGCCCGAGCTGGCGGTCGGCTAGCGCGTTCGAGCAGCCTGGTTGAGGCGGGCGGCGAACGCCTGAGCCGCGGGGCGCTGCTTCCGGTCGACTTCGATGGTCCAGAAGAACTCCGGCCCCTCGATCGTCAGGTACGACTCTCCGCCTGTGCGCTTCTTCGCGAGCAGCGACAGTGCGCCGAGCGCGACGAATCGGGTGAGCGTCACGCGCTTCTCGAGTTCCGACCCGGACTCGATGCGGGCGGTGATGTTGTCGAGCGGCTGCGACTCGGCTCCTTTGGTGATCCGGTCGCGGTACAGCGTGACGTCGGAGAAGTAGCCGACGGGCATCTTTTCGAGCCGCTGTGCGGCTTTCTCGCGCATCTCCCTGAACCCCATCCCAAGAGGGTAAGCGCACCTGCGCCACCCGGACAGACAGAAGGCGGGTGAGGGCGATCGCTACCGAGCTGGGTGTCGCGTACCTGAGCCTCAGTGCCTCGACGGGTGACTTCGCGAAGGATGTCAAGTCCGCCCTCAAGGACGCGGAGATCGAGGCCGGGGATAGCGGCCAGCGCTCTGGCTCGAGGCTGGGCCGCGGCCTGTCGAATGGGCTCAAGGTTGTCGGTGGCGCAGTTGCCGGCGTGACGGCTCTCGTGGCTGGCATGGCAATCAAGGGTGGCATCGACCGCGCGCTCGCGATCGAGGGCGCCCAGGCCAAGCTCACCGGGCTCGGGCACGACGTGCAGTCGGTGCAGACGATCATGGACTCGGCACTGGCGTCGGTTCGCGGCACTGCGTTCGGCCTAGGCGACGCGGCGTCAGTGGCGGCGTCTGTCGTGGCCGCGGGCGTGCAGCCGGGCGAGGATCTGACGCGCACGCTGAAGCTTGTCGCGGATGCCTCAACGATCGCCGGCACGTCCATGGGTGACATGGGTGCGATCTTCAACAAGGTCGCGTCCACGGGGAAGATCCAGGGCGAGGTCATCGCGCAGCTCGGTGAGCGCGGCATCCCGATCCTGCAGCTCCTGGGCGAGCAGATGGGCGTCTCGGCGGCGGAGGTCTCCAAGCTGGCGTCCGAGGGCAAGGTGGACTTTGCGACGTTCCAGGCCGCGATGGAAGCGGGCATGGGCGGCGCGGCCCTCGAGTCGGGGAACACGTTCCGTGGCGCGATGGCGAACGCGATGGCTGCCCTCGGGCGCCTGGGCGAGAAGGTCGTCGGCGGCGTGCTGCCTCAGCTCAAGGGCGGCTTCGGCGAGGCGATCGCGCTGCTGGACTCCTGGGCCCCGCAGGCGGAGCGCGTCGGGGTTGTCATCGGCGGCGTCATGACCGAGGTTCTGGGCGGCGTCCGGGCTCTGATCGCAGCGTTCGCTGCGGGTGGCAGCGATGTGACGTCGGCTGGATTCGCCGGCGCGATGGAGCGCATAGGTCTGGCTGCTCGGTTCGCGTTCGACTTCATCACGGGCACGGCGGTCCCTGCGATCGCATCGCTCGTCGGGTGGATGAACAAGAACCGCGGCGTCGTGGCAGCGGCCGTGGCCGTGATGGGCGCTCTGCTGCTGGTGACCCAGGCACACGCGGCGGTCCTGGCGGTACAGGCTGCTGGCGGGATCATCGGCTTCATCAAGGGTCTGCAGATGGTGCAGGCGGTGGCGAAAGTGGCGACCGCGGTCCAGTGGGCGTGGAATGCCGCCCTGACGGCCAACCCCATAGGCCTCATCATCGCCGCTATCGCCGCGCTGGTCGCCGGCATCATCTGGTTTTTCACGCAGACCGAGCTCGGCCAGAAGATCTTTCAGACGGCTTGGGCGGGCATCCAGGCGGCCATCAGTGCGGTCGTGGCGTGGGTGACGGGCACGGCTGTTCCGTGGTTCCAGGGCGCGTGGGACGCGATCATGGGCGCGGTTCAGAAGGCGGTCACGTATATCCAGACTGTGATCGCTGTTTACGCGTACCTGTGGCGGACTGCGATCGAGACGTTCCTTGGGTGGATCACCGGTGCATGGGACGCTTTCTGGGGGTCCTCGTTTGGGCAGATGGTGAAGGCTGCGATCGACCTCGTGGTGTCGCTCGTCCAGTTCGGCGTGACGTTCCTGCGGGAGCTCATCGCGGACATCGCCGGTTGGATCTCGGCCACATGGTCTGCTGCGTGGGATGCGGTCTCGGCAAGGGTGCAGGCGGCGTGGGCTCTGATAAGCGGCGTCGTGCAGACCGCTCTGATCGCGATCGGGACCGTGGTGCTGGATGCCATGGCGCGGATTCGTGCAGGGTGGGATGCGGCGTGGGGCGCAGTGTCAGCCGTTGTGTCGGCGGTGTGGGGTTTGATCTCTGGCGTCATCTCCTCGCAGGTGGCGCGGGTCCGGTCGATTCTTGACGCCGGGTTCACGGTGGTGCGCACCATCGTCAGCGCCGCCTGGCAGGGCGTGTACAACGCCATTGCCACCCCCATGCAGGAGGCGTACGACAAGGTCCGCAGCATCGTGGACAGCATCCGGACGTTCTTCTCGGGCGCTGCGTCATGGCTCGTCAACGCGGGTCGTGACATCATCCAGGGCCTCATCGAAGGCATCACGTCGAAGATCAAGGGCGTCACTGACACCCTGCGCGGCCTGACCGAGTCGATCCCCGACTGGAAGGGTCCGGCGGACGTCGACCGGCGCCTTCTGACGGGGAACGGCGAACTCATCATGGGATCGCTGGTCACCGGCCTCAAGGCTGGCTATGGGGACGTTCGTCGCACGCTGATGGGGATGACGGCGGACCTGCCGACGGCGGTATCGCTGAACACGAACCTCGAGCCCCGCGGAGTGCTGGCTAGCAATAGCGGGCCCTTGGTCCAGCAGACCATCACTCCCGTCCCCGGCATGTCCGAAACCCAGGTGGGCGATATGGCCGGCCGGGCGGTCGCTCGAGCGTTTGCGGGGGTGACTCGGTGACGCGGACGGTGAGCATCGGCAGCCTGTCGTTCGAGTCGTCCGGTCGGCGCCTGGGCGACACGTCGTGGGTCTTGTCCAGCCTCGACGGCTGGGACGACTCGGGGTCCGGGGTGCGCGGGGAGCGGGGCGAGCGACCGCAGGCGCACGGCAACTTCGACACGCCGATGTTCCGAACGGGCCGGTCGATCGCCGTGGCCGGGCATGTCCTGTGTCCCACCCGGAGCGCGGCAGCCGCGGTTGTCCAGCGGCTCAGCGCTCTGGGTGCCGATGGCCGGGAGCTGGACATCACAGTCACAGATCCGGATCTGCCGTCGATGTCCGCCAGCGTCAGGATCGCTGACAAGCCGATCGTGGCTTGGCAGGGCGGGCGGACGGTCGGGTATGCCGGCGAGTGGTGGGCGGCTGACCCTCTCCGCTACGGCGACACCATCAACGAGTCGACCAGCTTCCCCTT